TCAAATCTCCGGAATTCGTTCGGCCGCCTCTTCGAGCTTGATACCGATGGCATCGAGATCAGCCAGCGTTTCCCGAGCTTCAGGCCAGAGCGAATTGCTAGCGGTATCTATTGGAGCCTTCGGGTCGGATTTTTTAGTTCGCTCGAGCACCGTGGTTGCCTGCGACTCGAACAGGAGGAGAAAAGTCGCCAGCTTCACCTTCAACTCAACGTCCCGCTTATCCAGATAGCGCCAGGCCTCGTCGTCCAGCGGCACCAGCTTCAGAAGCTCCACGGCGCCCTTGGCTGCACCCTTGACTGTGCCAACCAGGAGGCCACCCTCGCTAGCCTTCTCAAAATCCACAGTCACCCTAAATGGCCTACGGACGATCTTTGCCCATTCCCGCAGGGCTTGTACGCGACCAGCGTGCATATGGTGATCTCTTCGAGCCGCCCTCTCCAGCTCGCTCTGCCTCAACAAATGAGCTTCGCGTGCGTACTTCCACGCGCCGTAACCGATAACCCATGTGCCGATTGCTGCAAGCCAGTCTCCAAGGCTTCCCCAAGGGAATTTCTCAGCACCTGCTCCGACCCACGCAAAGATCAACCAGCTGAGTGTGGCGGCAAGGCCGCCTGCAACCAAGCAGGCCACCAAGACATCTCCGATCTCGATCTTGCGCAAATACCACTTTCCCATTTCGCCCCCGTTACTGGGATTTTCAATCGGGAGATTCTGCCATGACCCAGCCCCTTCTGGATTTCGGTCTGCTGGGCGCCACCACGGCCCTCTCTATCGGCTGTGCTCGCATCGTTTCGTGGCTACTCGACCGGCGTGACTACACCGCCTCGCAGCGGTCCCGCGAAGCCCAGGTCATCGCACTCGCACGGGCTGAGATTGCCGCCACCACGCGCGGCGATCTGCTGGCCGCAGCTGCGTTCGCCGAAGAGCAGGAGCGCGCCGCATGAGCAGATTTCCCTCATTCGCCGAACTGGCGGAGTTCGATATGGGGCTTGCGGCGTGCGCCGCGCTCATTGCCGTTTGGCTGGGAGTGGCAATGCTCTCCATCGTGATCGAGCAGGCGTGGCTGGGGCTTCGTCGCCTGTGGAAGCTCGGCAAGGACCGCTCCAATGGCCGTTGATTGCGCGGTGCTGGCCGGGTCGGGACTCCCCTCGTCTAACAGGGGAGTCAGTGAATTCAGGAACGAGACGGGCACCCTGACGGTCGGCATTGACTGGTTCTCCGCTTCCATCGATCTGCGCGCAGCGCTGGACGAGGTCGCGTTCCGTGATGGCGACAGCTTCGAAGAGGTCCGCCAGTGGATCGAGTTCTCCCCAGAAAACGCACGCGTTGCAGCCCTGCAGGTGTTCTGCTGGTTCTTCGCCGGGCTTGGCCTTGAACTGGATGAGACAGCGGGCGGCGGTCGCTTCTACACGTGGCGCATCAAGATCATCGACGCAGCCAAGAAGTTCGTCGGGATGATCGAACTCGGCGGCGAAGAGTGTCGCCGCGCGGATGGCACGTATACCGCCCGCATCGAGCTAACCGGCGATGGATGCAAAGCGATAGGCGCAGCGCGCTGCGGCCATGCGCAGCGGTGGCTGGAGCTTCGAGCGAAGCTCGAAAGCTGCGCCGGAAGGATCACCCGTGTTGACGTGTGCGCCGATGACCTGGTGGGCGAATACCCACTGCGCATGGCTCAGAAGTGGTATGCAGCTGGCGAGTTCGACAACCGTGGTCAGCGCCCCAAAGCGCAGCTGGTGGACGACTACGACAGCGGCGACGGCAAGACGCTCTATATCGGCGGCAAGAAGTCCGAAAAGCAGCTGCGCGTGTACGAGAAGGGCAGGGAGCAGGGCGACAAGAGTTCGCCTTGGGTGCGCTATGAGGCGCAGTTCCGCAACTCCAACCGCAAGGAACTGCCGCTCGACATTCTGCGTGATCCGGCGTCCTACCTGCTCGGGGCTTATCCGGTGCTGTCCTTTCTGCGCTGCGTTGCCACGCGCATCGAAATCACGAAAGCCGCCGTTGAAGCGACGTGGAAGAGCGTTCGTCGCCACATCCGCCGCCAGTACGGCGCGGCCCTCAATTTCATCGCCAAGAACTGCCCTGACGATCAGGCGTTGCGGGCGGTAATCGAATCCTGCACTTCGCCATCGCTGCCGAAGTGGGTCACAGGTGACACAGCAGCGCATTGGCCCGAAATCGCGGCCGTACAGCCAACCTCAAAGGGGTAATGAAATGATCCAGAACGTCATCAAGGTCACCGTCCTGTCGTCCAGCGTTGATGAGCGCGGTGGCAGCTTCAAGAACGATGCAGGCGAGAGCGTGGAATACACCACCCGCAAGCAGAAGGCGAAGCTTGAAACGGCAGGCTTTGCCTATCCGTTCGATGTGCGCCTGGACAAGGGGCAGCAGCCGTTCCCCGAGGGCGAATATGAGCTGGACGTGGCCGCTATGGCACAGGTCAACAAGGGCGTGCTCTCGCTGAGCAAGTTCACCGCGCTGCGTGCGGTTCCCAAGGCCACTCCGCGTCCGGCAGCGCAGGCCTAAGCCATGGGCCTCTGCGTTGTCTTCGGGGAAGACGGAAAGCTGATTCCAACCGGTCAGCCCGTTGATCAGTGCGCGGGGTATGTGCTGATGAGCAGCGCAGAGGCATCCATGGTGACCGTCATCGCGGACGCCTTCCAGCCTCCAAGCAAAGAGCAGCTGGCGGTATGGGCAGGCGGTCCGTTCGGCCTCCTTCTTTTCCTCTTCGTCGCCGGTCGGATTGCCGGTTCCGTGGCGACGTTCTTCGACAAACACCGGTAACCCAACTACTCATGAAAGGAGTTTCACCATGGATTACGAAAGCATCCTCAGCGGCCTGTCGGTGGCCGGTGCACTGACCGCCTTCGCAGGTGCCGCCGCGCTGATCGCGCTGGTCGGCTTCGGCAAGTGGGCAGCCAAGAAGGTGGCCGGATTCTTCGGCGGCTGATCGCAAGGGCAGGGTGGGGCAGGGTTACCTGCCCCTTTTTATTGGAGGCGTTATGGACTTTGACAGCATCCTTGTAAATATCCGCCCACAGTTGGTGGTTATGGCGATCTGCGGAGCAGCGGCAATCGCGGCGCAGATTGAGTTCGCACTGTGGGCCGCGCCGAAAGTGGCGCGATTCTTCATCGCGAGGGGAACGCGATGATCTGGTGCCTATTCGCGGGGCTGTTGAGCGCGCTGTGTGGGGTCGTGGCGTGCATGGGGCTGGACGCATGATCCGGCTGCTCGCGCTGGCAATGCTCGCATCTTTGGCGCTGCTGATGCCTGGGCACGCGCGAGCCGCTGCGGATTGCCCCAACAACGGGACCTGCGATCAGGGCAAGGCCTACGCGATGTGCAAAGCGGCGATTGAGCGCACCAAGCAGAAGTTCGACGTTCCGGGCAATCCTTGGGGCAAGCCAACTGTTCGCCAGGACTGCCCGCAAGGCGGCACTGCTGCTAGCGGCTCTTTTACGTGTGCCGTTGGTGAGGGGCCGAATGGTGGTGCGGTTCGGTGCTACAACGCCGCAGGCGACGATAACACCCAGCAGTTCTACTTCAATGGCGCCTGCTCGACGCGCCCATATGAACTTGGCTGGCAAGGTGGAGAGACAGCGGTCACTGTGAATGCCTGTCACAACGGCTGCATGTACACCAGCTCACTTGATCCGGAAGGGGCGGCAGGCGTCGGCTTCTTCCCCACTGGCGGAACTTGCACAGAGTCTGATGCGCCAGCGCCGACGCCTGCAGGGGATGGCGGCGATCCGGGGGATGGCGGCGGTGGTGACGGCGGCGGCAGTGATCCGGGCGGCGGCGACGGTGGTGGCGACAACGGCGGCGGTGACGGCGACGGTGGTGGAAACAACCCCGGCGGCGGTGATGGCGGCAGCGGCGGGGGAGACGGAGATGGCGATGGCGACGGAGATGGGGACGGGGACGGTGATGGGGACGGCGGTGGACCCGGCCCGGGGCCAGGTCCCGGTGAGGGCGACGGAGATGGTCCCGGCGAGGTCGGTAGCGACGGCGGCCCCCTGTACGAGCGGGACAAGAACCTGACGCTGGATAAGGTGTTCAACGACTTCAAGCAGCAGGTCGAGAAGTTGCCGATCATCCAAGCAACCAAGTCGTTCTTCACCGTCAGCGTCGGCGGCAGCTGCCCTGTTTTCACGCTACCGGCGTCGCAGTACTGGGACACGATGACCTTCGATCTTCACTGCTACGGCGTCATCTATGAGTCATTCCTGCTGATGGGCTGGGTACTGCTCGCTATCGCGGCATTTATGGCCGCAAAGATCGCGCTGACATGATGAATATTCTCGCCTTCCTGATGCCGCACGCCGGGTGGTTGACCGACCTCACTCAATGGTTGCTCCGGCAGATACAACGCTTCTGGGACGCCCTTGTAGCGTTCTTCAATGACCTGCTCATCCTCGCCATTCAGACGATGCTGGCGTTGATGATCAAGATGATTGGCGCTCTGCCGGTCCCGGATGTGTTGAAGAACTACAGCATCGGCACGCTACTTGGAAATGCGGGCAGCACGGTGGGTTGGTTCGTGCAGACATTCAAGCTTGGCGAGTGCTTGGCGCTTATCGGTTCCGCCGTCGCGTTCCGGATTCTGCGCAAGGTCATGACTATGGGGAAATGGTGACATGCTGGTTTTCAATGAAGGCGTTCCGCGTGCAGGGAAGAGCTATGACGCGGTCAAGAATCACATCCTGCCGACGATCAGGAAGGGGCGACGGGTGTTCGCGCGGCTCAATGGCCTCAACCATGAGCGAATCGCTGAATACCTGGGCATGCCGGTCGATGAGGTCCACCAGCTGCTCACGCTGGTAGACACGAAGGACGTGGCAGCGACGTTCGCTTGCTACAAGGATGACGTGACCGGCCAGTGGTGCATTCCGGATCAGTTCAAAGATTCGCTGTGCGTCATTGATGAGGTGCACGAGTTCTACGTTGCACAGCGCCAGCCACTGCCCGATGCGGTAGAAAATTTCTGGGCGCTGCTTGGTCAGAACGGCGGCGATGCGGTCATCATGACGCAGTGGATCAACCGCGTTCATCAGGCGGTTCGTGCGCGCATCGAGCGCAAGAACGTCTTCCAGAAGCTCACCGCTGTAGGCATGAAGAACCGCTACCGGGTGACCTTCTTTCACACCACCTCGCCGGGCAAGTATGAGCGGGTAGGAGGCAAGACTGAGAAGTACGATCCCGCGATCTACCCGCTCTACCACGGTTACGCCGTGGGCGCTGAGAACACCGAGGTGTACGAGGAGGGCGGCACCAACGTTTGGAAGGCGCTCGCGCTCAAAGGCGGCGTCATGGGCGTGGTCGGGATCGTCGGCGCCGTGGCCTTTATCGGTTTCTTCCTGAGTGGCGGCGGGCTGGTGCCGGAGGAAGAAAAGGCGAAGGAAAAGCAGCTGCATGGCGTCACCGCCGCGGCGCCGGCAGATCAAAGCACGATTCCGAATCTGCCGGGCGTGCCCGCTCCCAAGGCCGCCCCTGATCCTATGGACGCGTTGACTCCGGAACAGCGGTACGTGGCGCAGCTGTCGAAAGCGAACCGTATCCGGCTGGCGCTCACGGCTGTCTTTGGCGAGCGCCAGGTCGGCATGGTCGAGTGGGTTGACAGCAGTAACAATACGGTCGACCAGCTGACGTTTGACGCGTTGATTGCGCTGGGCTTCCGGGTGCGAGTATTTGCCTATGGCGCCAACATCAGCGCCGACAGTTACAAGCTGGTCGCTACACCATGGCCGCGCCAAGCGCCGCGACGTGAGGAGGACCCGACGCTCTATCGCCTGGACAAGCCGGACGCTGGCACCGGCATTGCGACCGCAGGGAGTGAGGCCGGTGCTGGCGTCCGGGTCGTCAGCGCACAAGGGGCAGTTTCCACTGCCGGAGGCACGCTGGTTCGGGTGGGTGAGCGCCCTGTGGGGACATTCCCCGAGTCGAAGCCGTACCCACCCAGCTTCTGAGGCGTGATGCGTCACGCAAATTGACTGTATCGAGTACCATCCCTCCAATCTGGAGGGGAATATGGACATTCGACTTGGGGCGATGTGTGTATTGCTGGTCATGACCGGCGTGGCGTCAGCACAGCAGATTCATTCAGCGAGGGGGCCAGCGCCAAAGCCAATTCCGGCAGCGCCCAAGGCCGCGTATAACTCGATGGCGAAGACGACAACGCCATTCAACTGTGAACAGTACCGCTGGCCGAACCATCCTCATCCGGGCATGAAACCGCTCTGTGATGGGCTTGAGGCCAATGCATTACAGCAGGAGTCCAGGCAGGCGGGACGCCCAAGTCCATCTGCCGAGGTGGTGGCGCTACCTGCGATGGGTACGGATGCAGCCAAGCGCTCAGGAATGGCATGCATTGGCGGTCAGGCGATGCGTAGGCTACCAAACGGGTGGGAACAGGTGTCCTCGCGTTCTGGCGGCTGGTTGCGCTGTCGGGAGCAGTGATCCGGGGTGTAGGGGCAGCGCCCCTACGGAAACGCCTCACACGCGCTCGTGGCGTCTCGGCCCCGGTACCGGCAGGACTGCCTCTGGCGGCTCGGCGTCAGGGCCAGCCATCGCCACCGCCGACCGCTGTTTGCGCCGGCTCACCACGTCTCGCAGATTAACGACAGTGGCAGGATGATGGAGGATGCTTGCGTCGCGATTGCGTGCATTTCTGGAACTGTCGATCGACGGCGCCGAGCGTGCAGCTTCCATCATCCGGCGCCATTCCTGCGCTTGGCAGGCGGTGAGCGACAGCCAGGCCAGATCTTCCGGAAGCAGCTCGCGGCCTTCGGGCGTGATCAGACGATCACCGAGGAAAGAAAAACCGGCCCATGGGCCGGTCAAGTCGATACGGTGGTGCGGGTCGAACTCAATCAT